GCTTCCCAGGTGCGGTGAGTACCCAGTCACTCATCGCTCTCACGCGTGTGATCGTAGCGGGCACGCTACGAGCGGACATTAACTCACTGTCGGAGGTGGGGCGTGAGATGCCGCGCTTTGCGGTTGTTCGATGATAAGGAGCAGCAATGAACATGATAGAATTAGCAGTTAGAATGGGGAACATTTCTAAGCTTCGAGGTCTAACCTTGATGCCGACTAGCAGCACGGCCCATTTTGTCGAGATACCGCCGGATCTCGCAAAGAGTATTATGGCGCACAACAACATCGACAATCGAAACATATCGCTTAAAAATGTGGCGCATTTAGCAGCTCAAATTAGAAATGGCTCATGGTACGAAAATCCTCAGCCAGTGGTATTTTCCGTGTGTGGCCGATTGCTCAATGGTCAGCACAGATTGCAAGCAATCGTTCAAGCTGACATGCCCGCCAAAATGGCAATTGTCCTTGATGCTGATCCAGCAACCTATGAGGTAATGGACACGGGCAACAAACGATCATTGGCTGATGTGTCTGGTATACATCGCGAAACAGCGGCATGTATTAGATTGCTAGTTGAAATTGGCGAATCCAAAAGAACTTCTGTTGCAGAAGCTAAACAGTATGCAGTGTGGATTCAATACGCTGAGCGTGATGGTGGCATTTTGTGTGTTCAAAACAGTCGAGTGCCGTGCCCTGTACGTGCTGCTTATGTTGCGTCATGGTTGTCAAATGATAAAAACAGAGATTACTGTCAAAATAGTTTAAGATATTTACTTAACAATGAAGGCACAGCTCCGCCAATACATCTTACATTTTTCCGCTCTTTGGATCGTGAGCGTAAAGCCTATAACCGCGGTAACAAAGGCAGGCGTGACTTTTTTAACGCAGCACTTAATTTGTTTGACCCTGCATGTTCTCAGTTTAGGCGTTTGCGCAATTATGATCTTCAATCAGTTTTGAATCCTGTCATGGATATTTTGAAAGGTAACTAATGACAGACCCATGGATTGACCACAAGGACTCCTGCGCCCAGTGTGGCGCTCAGCGAGTCATGATCGCGGATGGTCTTTGTCGCGCATGTTGGCGCGAGACTAACGGCGACGCTGAGATGGAGCGAGAAGATGTGTACTCGGATTGAGACTACATGAGCCAACGGTGACCATGGGCCTTGCTGCTCGTTGTAGCGAGGCAATCCGCGGGCATGCTGCCGCTGAACTGTCATCCATGGTCACCGTTTAAATTCCCTAGGACCGGTGGCGCATTAGCCAAGTTTGCGCCGAGGCTTCGGGGGTGCGGTAGGTACCCGGTCACCTATCGCTCTCACGTGTGTGATCGGACACTAGCCCACTGTCGGAGGTCGGGCGTGAGATGCCGCGCTTTGCGGTTGTTTGATGGAATAGAGAAGTAGGGTTGCAATATGGATTATGAAGAATTCTTGGCTAGCAAACAGAAGCTAGTTCAATTTGAATCAGTGCCAGAATCAGAAATGCCTGAAGAGCTATTTGATTATCAAATAGCAATAATTAAATGGGCATTGCGCAAAGGTCGAGCATGTATTTTTGCCGGTACTGGACTTGGCAAAACAATTATGGAATTGGTATGGGCTAATGCCGTAGCAAAATACACTGGCAAGCCTGTTTTAATTCTGGCTCCACTAGCAGTTGCTGATCAAATTGTTGCCGAAGCCGAACGATTCGGCTTACATGCGATGCGCGCATCTTCGCCAATTGAATGCGATCAACCAATTATCTATGTCACCAATTATGCCAAGTTGACTAGATTCCAAAACGGTGGAATGTTTGGCGGTATTGTGCTCGATGAGTCATCAATAATTAAGCATCATGATGGAGGCACTAAAAAAGAATTGATTGACTTCTCGCAATCAATTCAGTTTCGCCTCGCATCAACAGCCACTCCTGCTCCAAACGATTGGATGGAATTGGCATCGCATGCCGAATTCCTAGGCGTTTGTTCGCGCGCTGAAATGCTTGCGACATATTTTGTGCATGATGGAGCGGAGACTCAGAAATGGCGATTAAAGGGCCATGCTGGTACTCATTTTTGGAAATGGGTATGCGAATGGGCAGTCCTTTTGCAGTCGCCATCTGATCTAGGTTATGACGGATCAATGCATGTTTTGCCAAAACTAGAACAGCATTTGGCAATGATTACCAGCGACCAGAAAATGCCTGGCGAATTGTTTGTTCTTGAGGCGCAAACACTGCAAGAGCGGCTTAAGGCGAAACGGATTACTACTAGCGATCGTGTTGATAAAGCTAAAGAAATCGTCAACGCTAATCCTAATGAGACGTGGGTTGTATGGTGCCATTTAAATGGCGAATCGGAAGCTCTTGCCAAGGCGATACCATCCGCAGTTGAGTTGCGCGGCAATCAAACGGAAGAAAAGAAAGAAGAGATCCTTCGCGATTTTGCAAATGGAAAGATCAAGGTTTTGATTAGTAAACCTTCAATGTGCGGCTTTGGCCTGAACTGGCAGCACTGCGCCAGAATGGTTTTTGTTGGTCTCAATGACTCATGGGAGCAAGTCTATCAAGCAATTCGCCGCTGCTGGCGTTTTGGCCAAAAAAGAGATGTACATATTTATTTTGTTGCCGCTGACATTGAAGGCAATGTGGTTGCCAACATTGAAAGAAAAGACAGGCAAGCCAAAGCAATGGCGCTGGAAATGATTCGTGAGACTAGCGTATTTACCGAGATTGAACTCAACAGAAAGGATAGGTTGCAAGTGGATTTTAGAACAGACTTTGAAGGCGATAGGAATTGGGAAATGCGATTAGGAGATTGTGTCGAAGAAACCAAAACGCTTTCTTCTAATTCGATCGACTATTCAATTTACAGCCCTCCGTTTGCCAGTCTATATACGTATTCCGCATCTACTCGTGACATGGGCAATACAAAGAACGATGATGAATTCTTGTCTCATTATCGTTTCTTAGTTAAAGAAATATTCCGCGTAACCAAGCCGGGCCGATTGACTAGCTTCCACTGCATGAATCTTCCATCGTTCAAGGGATCTCACGGTGAGATTGGCTTGCGTGATTTTCGAGGCGAACTAATTAGAATTCACGTTGAGGAGGGTTGGGTATATCATTCGGAAGTCTGCATCTGGAAAGATCCCGTAGTTGCCATGCAGCGCACCAAAGCTATTGGCCTGTTGTGGAAGCAACTAAAAAAAGACTCATGCATGAGTCGTCAGGGCATACCAGATTACCTAGTGACATTGCGAAAGCCAGGAGTTAATGCTAATCCGGTTGAGCATGATCCAAAAGATTTTCCTGTTCTCGAATGGCAGAAAATAGCATCGCCTATTTGGATGGACATCAATCCATCAAACACACTACAAAAAGCGAGCGCGCGCGAAGACAATGACGAAAGGCATATTTGCCCATTGCAGCTTGAAGTCATAAAACGATCTTTGCGAATGTATAGTAATCCGAATGATCTTATTCTGTCGCCATTTGGTGGCATTGGATCAGAAGGCTATGTGAGTCTGTCAATGGATCGTAAGTTTATTGGAATCGAACTCAAAGAATCTTATTGGAAACAAGCATGCGCCAATTTGAAGAATGCAATAAAAACAAAGTCTAAAGGATTATTTGATTCCATTGATAATGAATTAGATTTAATTGAATGCGATGCTTCCGATGAGTCAGAGTAAATTCTCTAGTCTGATCGAGTCTGCCACCAATATACTGATCGGGTATTGGTGCGCGGTTGTCGCGCAATTAATCGTTTTTCCTATAATGGGAATTGATGTTTCGCTGGAAAAAAATCTGATGATAGGATTGGTTTTCACGCTGATCTCATTATTACGTAGCTATGTGATCAGACGTGTTTTTAATCGCTTTGGATGATTCAACATGCGCCCATTATGGCAGGTCATGGTCGAGCATCGTGACAGGCAGTGGGCGATGATTAGTAATCTCACGGAGGAGGTTGCGCGTGAGCTGAGCACGCAATTGAATCGCTCAGCTAAGCCAGAAGAACGGATTCTATTCTGGCCTGAGCATCTATCGTCAACCTGGGCGATCGGTGGTGAGGATACTGAGGAGGATGAATCATGCACTACGTGAGTTGTGATCCGTATGAGGTGGAGGCGGCGCTCGAGGTGCTGCGCGTGGCTGAGGAGATACGACATGCGCTACGAGAGCATCGAGCTGCAATCCGTCACGCTCTGAGCTCTGATCTCGCTGATCTGATGGGGTATTAGCGATGGCGACACATCCTGATGATCAGATCCGCGTATCTGTCCGAGCGACACGACCATCGAGTACTGTGCCGCAGGAGGGTCGCCGGGGCATCGAGCGCATCGATGCGACTGAGGCCAAGGCTCTATTGCTGGCTCGTCAGCAATACCTCGAGGTGCGTGATCGCATGCAGGATAGCGGAGTCGTGGTCTCGACCATGGACGCATCAGGTCGTGTGCTGCAATTGCCTGAGGATGCGATCATCATGGATTGTTGCAATTGCAGGCGGGCAATGACTCGCAATAAAAAAAGCTTGCCCTTGTGGGCGCGCGATCGTGTCGAGGAGTATGGCGGCAGCAAGGACGATGGCACTGGGCATCTCCGACCATACTGTAGAGAGTGTTATGACTGACGATCAGTTACGGCTTGTGTACGCAGCCGCGCGACGATTCCAGCCAATCGACCTAGATCCTGAGGACTGGACACAATCGATGATCGCATGGATACTCGGACACATGGACTCCTACGACCCTGCCCGTGGTGCCTTTTCGACATGGGTATACCAGATCGTTCGTCGTGAGCGCTCGCATCATGTCAAGCGCCAGATCGAGCGGCGCAAAACGATGCGAGTGGGCACGATCGGCGACTACGATCTAGCTGCTCCATATGAGGACATCATCGGATCTGAAGAGCACTCAATGGTCGTGGCTAGAGATGTTGGCAAGGCTTTACTATATTGCCTGCCACACGAGCGATATGCAGTCGAGGCATGGCTCAATGATAAGTCGTTTGCATCTGCCGCTCAAGACTTAGGGCAGGTGCGAGCAGCAGTGTCACGCAACTGGCGCAACGCAGTACAACGCCTGAGGCGCGTTCTTAGGAGGATGGGGTATGGATCCGATCAACCCGGCTCATTATGATCCGCGTGATGGCTCTGATGTCGATTGCGCTCGGGCGCAATTGGCAGGGCTCGGTGTTCTCGGATATCGAGCATACCTTGCTGGCAATGCGGCCAAATACGTCTGGCGTCATACGCTTAAAAATGGCGTGCAGGATATCGACAAGGCGATCCGATGCCTCGAGATGCTGAGGGCTACATATGACCAGCAATGAGGCAGATTGGTTACTGGAGGCGCATCAGCGCATATTGAAACTCGAGCGCGAGATAAAGCGCATGAGAGATGCCATCCGTGAGAATTGTGTCGTCCGCGTGGGCGATCAGCTGATGGTGCAGGACTGGGTGAGAGGGGTGATCCGTGATTTTGATGTTACTTGCAGGGCTGATGATGGATCAGAGCGCTCAGCAGAGCGCTAGCACAAGCGCTGCGCAGGGGCGCATGGCGCACCGTGGCGGGTCGTATCGCTTTGAGGGCGTCGGCTTTAGCTCGAGCTCAGCAGCGCAGGCTCTTCGCAACTGCTGCTACTACGGCCAGCGCCCAATCGTCGAGCAATCGGTGGTACGTGGTCGCAACGGCTGGTATGCGTGCGTGAGGTATCGATGATGGATGAGAGATCACCACCGACACGATACGACGAGACGCTTGCATGGTGCGGCGCTGGCCTTCTGACGGCAGCGCTCGGCTGGACGCTGTATTGGTCGCTCTGGCTCCTGCGTGAGATCCTAGGCTGATCTGCGCAGGATGGTGAGCCCGTTATTGTGCGGGTGATCTAGCACGATGCGCCAGTCGGGCATGCTATCGACAAACTCCGTGAGCGCTAGGCGTAGACCACGCTTAGCGCTCATTTTGCCCCATCGCAACGCTGAGCTCGATGCGTGAGGATACGCTGGCTCGTCAATATAACCAAACGTGTACGTGTCATGTAGGATAATGTGCCCCAGATTTCTTACACGGGGCGAGTGGAGCTGTAGCTCTGCGCAGAGCTGGCTGTACGTGTGCCAAGTGTCGATGAGCAGGCAATCGGTCTCCTCGATGTCTGCCTCGATCACATCGATCTGCCGAAACTCAAAATCGATATGCTCCTCAGCCGCGATGCGGGCATGCTCGCTCATGTCGATCGGCAGGATGTCGTAGCACACCAATCGTTTTGGTCTCGCAGACAGTAGCGCCCAGGTGGAGACGCCACCTCGAACACCCATCTCGGTGATGTGCTGGTAGCCAGCAGCGTGCGACCGGATCGTCTCGAGATGCTCTGAAATGTCACTGGGCCGATTGAGTGCATCGAGAAATGCCTGATCTAGCGTGCGCATGGGAGATACTCCGTGTACTCGTACGGCCAGTGTGGCACGAGCTGGACGATACCGCGTGTGGTGTTGTGCTGCCGCAGATGATTAGCAGCCATCTCAGACACGATATTGGTGCTCCAGCCGCTAGCGTGATAGCCGCCAGACGTGCCCCAACGATAGATGTAGAACCTATCCTTGTCCTCGATCTCCTGCGTGATGGTGCCGTATTTCTTGCGCAGTTCATCAAATAGCAGAACGTCTATCGATCCGCTATCTCTCACCTCGCTGTAGCTGCCAATCGATCTAAACACCTCACGACTCATCATCAGGTTGCAGTGGTAGAGATTGCGGCTTGCTGTAAGCTTGTGCGCGTCTTCCTCGAACCACGCGCTAGCCGTGTGGTAGATGCGATTACTATCGAGATGCTCGACGCTGTAGCTGAGTCGCCACGGCAAGTAAATGTCGTCATCTTCCCAGATCGCTAATAGGTCGCCGGTTGCGAGCGATGCAGTCGCGTTGAACTTAGCGCCGAGCGGGCGGATCTGATCTGCCAAGTTGTAGATCTTGACCTGCGGATGAGCGAATACCAGCGTCTGATCGCCGTAGTCATTGAGGATTATGAGCTCTTTTTCGCCTGCGTAATCCTGCCGTAGAAACGACTCAATAGCGTGCTCGAGCTGGCGAGGCCTGCCATATGTCGGGCATAGGCACGAGATCTTTGGCAGCATAACTCACCCCTGAGGTCGTGATCGTACTCTCTCGAGCCATGCCGCGGCATCGACTCTCACCAGCGGATTGTGGCTGCGCCAGTCTGAATAATGACCAAAAATGAAATGGCAATCCTCGCACAACGTCATAAGGTTGCCGGGTGATAACTCAAGCTCAGGATGCAGGTGATAGGGCATCACATGGTGTACCTCGAGCGAGGTGACACGGTCGCAGGCTTCGCATTTCTGCTGCTGCTCGAGGTGCTTGCGCCTTACTGCTGACCATCTCGGAGATCGAGGAGTACCGCCGTAGACATCGGCAATGCCGGGCGATGTGACAAGGCGATCGAGCCAGCGAGCAATGGCGTTAAACATTGGCAGCCTCGAGCACGTGAGTGCGGATCAGGTCGTTGCAGTACTCAGCCAGCATGCGCCAGCCGTGACCGTCTGGATACTCAGGGTCGGCGAGGATTGCGTCACATACCTCCTCAGCCCATACCCGTAGTAGTTTTGGGTCGGGGATCGGCTGACCGGGGCGAACTTTGATCGCCTGGAGCGTGTGCGCCTTGACCAGCGCCTCGCTCAATACTGTGGTTGCGCTGGTCAGGCAGAGCTGAGACCAGCCCTCCTGCCCGCGTGCCAGTCGTCGTACTCGCTCGATGTGCTCGACCATATGAACTCCTTAGATGATCCATGAGATCTTGCGCTGAGGGAATCCTTCGACGTTGGAGAATATCCAGCAGTCGCCACTGCGCAGCATCGCCTCGATGGTGCTACTCGAGGCATAAAATCCCTCAGGCCCAGGACTGCCCGGTCCTACTGGCCCAGTGTGCGACGATGCGCCCCATGAGTTGTCGATGCGCCCATACTCGCGGCCAGTGATCGTGGCGTAACCACATAGGCACATGCAATGCTGCCACGTGCCAGCGGCCATGGCGATGCCGTTGGTGTCTCTGGTCATTGTGAAGCCCTGCGATGAGCAGAGCGCAATACCGTAGCCGTTGCTCAGGGCTTTCTTCGCGTCGAGCCAGTTGCGCACTCGTGTGACAGCTCTGACCGGGTGAATTTTTGCGATCTGCTCGAGCTCGAGCGGCACGCCCTTGGTGCCGTATTCACGACATCGAGACTCTGAGTATTCCCGCAGGTCGATGCCTAGATACTCCTCGCGGCCAAGCACGCCCCAGTCTCGCACCCAAGCAGCGGCATTAGCGCCGATTGCGCCATCACCGCGAATACTGCCACCGCCTACCTCGACGCGGGCACCACCGTAGATTGGCTCGGTGGCGAGTGGTATGTACTGCTCAGACTCGCCAGCCACGATCTCGGCGCACATGGTGTACTCGATTGCTCTCGCAGTCCCGAACGCAACGCAGCTACCAACCTTGCCCTGATTGCGTGGAGGCAGCAGGGCACCCGTGGCCTTGCGCGCCAGATCCCAGAGATAAACGTGATCGGGCAGATCCTCGATAGGAGTCGAGCCGATTGGCGTACTACTGATGTCTGCATCGACGCAGGTTGCGACGATGTCATCGACGGCTTGTTTATTGTCTACCCATCCCGGCACATACTGGCTATTCATCGGATGGTCTCCAGAGCTGACACGATGCGGGCGGATAATGTGGTCGCTGCGTCGCGTAGATCAGGCGTCAGGGCTCGATCGTCTGCGCCCATGACTGCGGTCCACTCGACCGCGATACGCTCTCTGACTGGCGACAGAGCAGCGTCAGCGATGCCAGCGTTTTTGCGAGCCGTGACCATGGCAGAGTAGAGCTGCTCGGTGGTCGTGATCGTGGGTGACCGGATAGTCGCAGGTGCTGCCCGATAGAGCGTCAGCAGTTTTGCCAATGTCGCAGCCTTATCTCGCTCCTGCGATCCGCCATAGATACCGCCCAGCGCATCGGCGAGCGTGTCAATTGGTGGTACTGGTGGAGTCGAGCTGCCGATGATCACGGTCGTGATGACCGGCTCGGTCGGCACATCTGCAACGCTGGTATATGCAAGCAGGCGATACCTGCCGGGCTTGGCGCTGGTGACCACTGTCGCTCGCTGATTAGCTAGTAGCGAGCTAGGGAACACCTGCAATCCCTGATCGAGCGCAACATACCGGACGACCCTGCCCTCAGTGCTTGCAATGACCGTCACAAACTCAGCCACCTCACCGCGCACCTCAGCAGGTACGACAAGCTGGCCCAGTACGAGCAGCGCTGCGAGCATCATTGTTGTTGTATCCCTGAGTTGCGGGGTTGAGGTCTGCACCCTAGTGTATCGATTTTTGCGGAGATGACAGTTGCCGTGTCGGCGAGATCGTGCTGCGTCGAGCTGATGTCCTTGATGCTGCCGCGCAATTCTTTCAGAAACTCCCGGTGATCATCTCGCACCGGGATAAGGATATTCTGCGCCAGCCACCACGCTGCGGCAGACACGCCACAGAGCACGACATAGAGCAGCCAGACGTGGGGGCCAAACGAACGGCTAACCTCATCCATAACTATCTCCTAGTCGTGAGTTTTGACGGCTGGCACATGGTCGTACCTGCCGTCGAATATTTGCGGGTAGATCTCGAGCACCTGCTGCTCAACCTCAAGCCGCTGAGCTTGAGGTAGCTTACGTCCAAAATACTCTCTGAATTGACTGATATTCCAGCCCATCTCGTATGCGCCGATGAGATAGTTGCGTAGCTTGTCGTTGAGGGTCAGCGAGTAGGGAACAGCACCGAATCGCGGGAAACGATGGCACCATCCGAGCCATGGCTGGTACATCACCTTGCCGCCATAGAGACGGACTTTGTCGTGGATATAAACCTCTTCGCCTGCGAATCCGCGGAAATGCTGCGAAAACTTTGGCCAGTCGGCCTTGCGCATGAAGGAGAGAGCACTGCCATGGGCATGCACCTCGCGCGTCTCGCTGACAGGGTATCTCGAATCCACTAGCCACGTGCCGAAAAAGTCACCGCGTAGCTCGGGGCTCAGCTCGGTAGCGATGATATTGCCTGCTTCACTCCGTAATGGCCCGACCCACATATCACGACCGACTGCGTCAGCGCGGGCAGCAGCTACAAGCGTTTCGACTGCTCCAGGCACAAGCAGGACATGACAATCGATGACGAGGACGTGAGAGCCCTGCGCATGCTCCCACACAGAGTTTTTCGCGTGCGCTGGGCCCATGGCTTTAGGCGCATGAACGTATCGAGCTCTTGAATTAGCGCAGACATGATGGATATCCCCACGATTAGGCTCGGGGTGATCATCGACGACCAGCAGCTCCACACCGTCGAGCTGGTGGTGCATGCGCAAAGAGGATAGGGTCCACCAGACGCCCTGCGGGTCGTCATAGGTCGCCATGCCAATCGTCAAGTCAATTTTCATCTTCCGCTCTCGGCTCGTAGTCATCGCATGTTATGCAGTTGCGATGCGACTGATCACGCGATGATATCCTACATTTTTCGTGCCTGTCACACGAGTGCAAAATTGCTAGGGTGCCACCGCAGCCGCACGAGGGCTTAGCCTCGAGCGCTTCGCCAAGATGCTGGCATGGCGAGGACATGTGCAGTTTGATTTTGCGCAGCATCTCGAGCTGCTCTGGCGTTGGCCCTGCCGCTGGCGGAGTCGCACCCGTAGTCGTGACCGATGTCGCCACCGTTGCCGGATCTCCGCCCCAGAGCGAGCGATAGCGAGGGTCGTGGTCGTAGAGCCAGCAAAGTCGGCATCCGTCACGCGATGGTGTGTGGTTGCAAGGTTTCATGGCGTGATTGTCAAAGTTAGGGCCTGTGATGTGGTGCCAATAGCTACTGGTGGGTTGGGAAAACAATTAAAAGGATTTTCAAGCCCATCAACTTTAAAAAGATCAATTTGATTCCATTGAATAAACAATGGCGAATCGCACAAACCAGTATTTCCAGTTGCTGTAAACTGACTTTTTGCCGAAAATCGTTGAGTCGCAAAATACCAAACAAACAAATAGCTGCATGTGTTATTGAGCAAGTTTTCGGTGATAATAAAACTCATTCCAAACGAATAGCAGGCGTTGTAAAAATAGGTCGGAACTCCGCTACAATTGATGACGGATTCATTGCCATTACAGGTTGCAGGTTGTGGAAAAATTAAAAGATCAGGCCTGTATCTGTAAATGTGCTCTTTTTCCACTCCTGGTGTTGTATTTGTGATTGAATGCCTTAGTTGAAACGACATGCCATCAAGACACGGACAAATTGAATTTGGATCTGTAAAAGTAGCATAAATCACATGAGGTAACGTAAGCGGCGACGCGCAGCATCCAATTATTAACGGGCAGCAGGTTTCATTTACATTCCCGCAACACTTTGTGCAAGTCAGCCTCTTGCACGCTGGCGTCGCATACTCACCATCCGTAGTGCCATTACTGGCAGGATACGAGCACGAGCACCCCGTCGAGCACGTGCCGTTACCGCCAGAGATCTTGATCCATTTCTGTAATTCTGCGCGCCATTGCCACGTGCATGAGCCGGTGCAGGGTTGCTCGGTTGTGGTTGTCGTCGTGGTCGAGGATGTGCTGCTAGTCGTAGTCGATGATGTCGTGGTGCCCGTGCTGGTCGTCGTTGTCGTGGTCGGCGGCGCAGTGCTGGTTGTGCTGGTTGTTGTGGTTGTGGTTGTTGTGCTGGTTGTCGTGGTAGTCGGAGAGTTTTGACAAAACGCAAAGGCTTCCTGGCCAACATAAGCACCCGGCTCAGATGGAGGATATCCGCAATAGCAACCTTCAGCGCACAGGCTATACGTTAATACCCATGCCGCGCCGTTCCATGTGTACGTGCAAAATAGGTCGCATGGAGTTGTTGTCGTCGTTGTCGTGCTCGAGGTCGTCGATGACGTGGTCGAGCTGGTGGAGCTGCTCGTGCTCGAGGTCGTCGATGACGAGCTACTAGACGAGCTACTACTCGACGTGCTCGAGGTCGTTGGCGGCATCGTGCTCATTATCCGCCACCCGTCGAGGTCGTGCTAGTCGTCGTTGGTGCCGCGGTACTGGTCGTGGTTGTTGTGCTTGAGGTAGTGCTGGTCGTCGTCGTGGTCGTCGTGCAGTAGTACGCCCCAGGCACACATATGGTCGTGTAGTTGGGTGTGATTGTGCCATCGACGCAGGAGATCGATGAGACGTAGTCGTAGCTCAGGATTTCGCCACCACCGCCAGACAAGATAACCATGTACACCGGATTGCCGTAGCTGTTAATCCCTGCATACCGGCCTAGATATCTTTGCACTGACGGCACACCACCGTTGATGTCCTTGATTTTGATATCGACATCGTCGGTCCACGTGTCAGTCGCGGCGACGTAGGTCATCAATTTGCCTGGATAGTATCCTGATGTTGGCGTTGTCGATGTCACACGCACCACATGCACGATCGGATAACTTGGCCCAGATCGTGGCATGACGTTGCGGTCACGATTGGCCAGATTGCCTGCCTCATACTCACGCAGGAGCGTGGCGAGGCGCGCGATTGATTGGTCGTCTAGGAGATAGCCAGCCATTGTCTACGGGCCTCCTAGAGTGCCGGAAACGTCACACGCGGGTAAATGTCGAACGTCAACGGGATAGGACTACTCGCAGGTGCCAGCGGCAGCCCTGCGCCGTCAAGATTGACTGGCACTGTGACGTTGACGCCATTGTAGTCAATAGGGCTGCGCACGCCTGCGACAAGCTTAAACATGCCCATATCGTTGACGACATGCGTCCAGCCGTTAGGACGGTACTCGAAGACAAGCGTCCAGCGCCAATAGCTCACATTGTTTTCGTACACCAGATTGGCGCTAACACTATTCAACTTAGCCAAGGCTGTGCCAATAACATACGGGCCGACTGTGTATGAGCTTGCATTGACCGAGCCAATAGCACCGATCCACGCTGCCGATGGAGAGTCTACGGAGTTGAGGCCTACCGTGATCGATGCGCCACCCTTGACGATTTCGGGCACTGGCAGAAATGGATCTTTGGCAGAGTTACGGATCAGCGTACCAGAGCGATCGAACATCACGCCGAGCGGGTATGAAGTCGTGCTGACGCTGTAGTCTCTCGGCCTCGATAGCGGGTTCTCTTCTCGATCCGCGGGCGGTTGCCCTGCCTGCTGCGTCTCGACCGCAGGATCACCGGATGGCGCAGATGCTGCCGATGGCGCATCGACGTTGTAGCCGTAATTGACCGATATGCGCCAGAGCGTAGGGTCGCCCTGATCTTGAGACGGGCTGATGCTGAGGCAGTACGCGTTGGCGTCCTCGTTGTGCGCCGAGAATATGACTGGCAGCGATGGATGCGATGCGGCATACGCTGGCCCATAGGATGCCGCGTCAGTGCGCACCAGAAATACACGGGTATAGGTGCGGTTGAATTTCTGATCGACGGATGCCGTGCGCCCCTCGGCGACCTCGGTAAACAGTGTATACGCCATGTCGCCTCCTTTATTTCGGGATGACCAGAGTGCCGGGCTTGATTATGTTTGCTTTCTCTGCGGCAGCCACTAGGCGCTTCATTTGCTCAGCTTGGATCGCATCCTGCCGCGCAGCCTCAGCAGCAGCAGCGACCAATTGTTTCTGTGGGTCTGCCTGAGCATTCATGCCCTCGACTCTCGCCCTGATCTGAGCCTCAGCAGCACCGGCAGAGCCAGCCACAAACGCCTGCGCAGTGCCTGCCTGGGGCGTGGCAAATTGTTTGATCATGTCTTGGAGCTGCTTGCCAACGACTCTAGTTTGTGCTGCTCGCAATTTGTCGGCGGACTCTTTGCTGCCCTTGGCTGCCTGCGCCATCATCGATTCAAGATTGCCGGTCATCTCGGCAAATTTCTCGGTGATGGTCATATTGTTATTTAGTATAGTCGCGGTCAATTTGGCGTTGTCTTTGGTGGCAAGCTCTAAATCAAGATTAGCTTTTTTCTCATTCTCAGCTTGCTCTAGAGCAAATTGAGCGTTGAGTTTTTGCTGATATGCAAGATTCTTTGCGTTGACCGCAGCCTCCTCAGCACTAACTCCTACTTTGGGCAGCTCATTATTGAGTTGCAAAAATGATGACATCGCAGAAATCAAAGCAAGATTTGATTTTGACGCTATTTCTTTCTCGAGTTTTATTTGGGCCCGCACCTCATCGCCAATCGTCATCTGCCCTGGTCTATTCGGATCGACACGCGGCCCTTTGACAAAATCTCCAACTGCCATAGTCATCGCCTTGCCAATCTCAAATGGCGCGGTGACGACTGTTGTGGCAGCGCTGGTTGCGACCTTGCCTGCGGTCATGCCTTGGTAATCCTGCATCAATTTGCGTATGCCAGCGACTACCTCGTCAAACATCCCCTTTAGCTGAGTGATACCCTCGACCAATTTATTAACAACGTCTTTGGCAATCTGCTTGCTCGACTCAAATATAGAGGCTAGCCCTGCTGCTTTATCCTTGGGATCAACCACGGGCATAAATGCTGCGGCGATCTCCTGAACAACCTCTTTGACGCCCTGAAACGCTCCCTTGAGCGCAGAAAATGCCTTCTCTGGCTGTAATATGGCAAGCATCTGCTTGCCTATTTCTGTGAGCAGATCATTGAAGCCTGACGACAATTGTCGCAATTGCCCGTCAAATGATGCGCCAAATGCGTCAGCGGCTGCCTTAGCCTCTGGTGAATTGCTCGCCCTGAATACTGCGCGTACTGCTGTAGCACTGCTGACCGAGCCTTGCTGCACGGCAGCCATTGCCTCCTCGACCGAGTAGGCATTGCCCGTGACTGCCTCGAGCTCCTGAGCGAGTGCCTCAAATACTTTCAGCCCGCCTCTTTGCAATGTTTTGAGCGGCCCATCAGTGGCGATGGCTGCGCCACGGATCTCAGTGATTGCGGCAGCAACTGACTGAGCACCAGCCGCTCCACCACCGAGCAGCTCGATGGCGTTGCCCGCATTGGCCAAGATCGTTGATGCGCCTGCCGTGCTGATACCAGCAGCGGTAAATTGCTCGAATGCTTTGGCTAGATCCTGCAATGGCACGCCACTGCTGCTACTTAGGTCTCGTAAATCCTTAATAACTTTATTGCCTGCCTCGATTGATTTGGCTGCGTACTGAGCCCGTATCGTCATCGTCTCGAGAGCGCCACCCATTTTTAGGATGGATACGGCACCTTGGATGGGTAGTCCAACAAAGAATTGGAACACGCCGCGTGCCATGTCCAGCAGGCCTTTGACATCGTTTAACGATTTGAGGCCTAGTGACTCTGCTAAGTTTAGTTTTTTCTCGCCTAGCTTGTCTTTTTCTTTCTTCAGCGCCTCGAGCTCTTCTTTGGTTTTCTTGGCTTTGTCGCCTACATTCTTGAGATCTTTGCTGGCATCAGCAGCGCCCTTAGTCAGCTCAGAGCCCTGCCACGCCATTTGTACTGAGAGTTTGGCGATACTAGCCATATGCCTGCTCCCTAGTCATGACCTTGGCCCCAGTCTCTACCAGTGCCGTGAGTGTCGTTCGCTCTGACTCCATCTCCGCGCAGAGATCTCGAGGCAGAAAGTCTGTGATTTTAGCGCCCTTGGACCACGCTGCCATCGGCGCCCAAGCCGCTAGCGCATGCTGTAGGTCGCTGCGGTAGTAGCCCCATGGATCGAGCCGTATGAGTGCGACCCACTCAGCCAGCTCTGTGCTACTCATCCGCTCCTCGATCTCGCCGACCGTCATGCCCAGATGACCAGCGAGCCGAAATAGCACCCGCCTGAGCGGGCGCTTGGCTAGTTTTTTTCCACGTCCTCAGGACGCAGGCCTACCAATTTGCAACTAGCATCCCAGAGTTTATCGATCGACATGGCGGGCAGCCCGCTCACCACTGCGATGTCATTGTCAGCAAATAGTCTCACACCCTGCTCGTCGCAGATGGTGAGCACCAGCAGACGGGCGCGGATGTTGGCGTATCGTGCCGCGCCCTCATTCTCGATCTGCCATGCGTCCCACTGGTCGCGCTGGCCTGCCGTGATCTCGCGCAGGCATACATCTCCGCCCCACTCCGGCACGGAGATGGTCACGATGCGGGGCTTTGCGCCTGCGATAATTGCTGCTCTGTCTAGTGGCATTAGGTGTTGTCCTTGTCGCTCAGTTGCAGTGTCACCGTGTACCTCAGCGCCTCGTCAGTCGCGCCGATATCAGGATACCCGATCTCGCTGATGTAACCATCGTACACTGCGATTGTATCGATATTTGCGCCACCGAGATCGACGGTTACCCGAGTGTGAACCTTGTTGAGCCGACGAGTATCGAGCAGGCTTAACAGGTTGGTAGCAGTCGCGGTATCGTCGAGGTACAGCGTGAATTGCACAGTGCCTGGGTCGTTGCGCACTGGCACGCGCTGCATTTTTGTATCGCTGAGCGCGGTCACATCAGCGAACGTCGTAGATCGTGCATTAGCCGCGATGCTGATCAGCCCGTTCAAAGCTGCTGTAGTGCCTGCGGTGCTGCTGGTCAGCGTCGCGTAGGCTGCGGTCGTTCCCGGTCCTAGTACATTTGGCATGTCGAGACTCCCTTACTGGTATGTGCCGACTACGTCAATTGTAGTCAAGCGTGCTAGCTCGTCGGTCCCATCTCCCCCGAGCTCGGATTGATCCTGCGCTTCCTCGATGCGCCAGTGATGGACTGTCGTGCCGTCTACTGTCTGTCGCCCTGGCGTAGCCTCGATCTGAGCCGCGATCCACACTAGGACGCCCTGCGCACCCGATCGAGTCTCAGCCACTGCCGTCAGCGTAACACGCTCTGTAATGACTGCTGGTATGCCAGAGAGCAGCATCTGTCGCTGAGTGCTGATGCCCTGATACACGACATAGGGCAGCGATGAACCCACTGGCGCATTCTCCGGTGATATGCCACCGGGGATAGTCGTGCCGTAGTCGGTGCGACCGACGAGGTAGGTACGCAGGAGCTTGCCAAGGGCACTCATGTATCACTCCCCATGTCGGGGCTGATTTTGCCCTTGGCGATCAGGTCGTCGATAGCCATCTGGAGATAATCGACGGTGATGTCGGAAACCTGCCCACTATTGGAGTCGAGGGCAGGTCGGAGAAAGGGCTTAGGGCTAACTCTTATTCGCTTATTGCTGGCCCAAATTTTGGCGGTAAATCCATTTTCCACCAAGTGCGCATATTTGGCGGGCTTTATTGTGATAGTGACGTTGCGCTGCGCTTTTTTGGCAGCAGTCGGCTTGTAATAGGCAATGAATACTTTGGCCTCGCTATTGCGCTTTGGCCCAATGATGGCATTCACCGCGCCCTTGCGAGTCGTGGCGACCTTGACGCCGATGCTCTTTTTCAACGCCTGAGATGCACCATACATGCGCACCAATTGATCGCCGACTCGCATTGTCTCTTTTCGATTAGGTGCCTTAGCCTTGGCCACCTTGGCGACCTGACCGCCGACCTTGCGAGCCGTTCGACGTAATGCGGTACGGATAGCTACCGGGAATTTTTTGAGCTTGGCGACCAGCTCTACTAGCCCATCAATATTGAGGGCGCTACGTATAGCCATCACGCACCCCCAGTTGTGGTGGTGGTTGTGGTAGGTGCTGCCGTTGTGGTGGTCGTTGTCGTCGTGGTCGCTGGCGCATCTGACTCGACCTGCACAGCCGTGATCTTGAGGTGTTCATTGAGTCCGTCAACGGTGCTTAATCCCACGATATTGAGCGTGATCGCTCCGTAGATCACGCGATGAGTCGGCAGCACATCGGTGCGGTATCTCATCGTGACCGTGTAGGTCGTGACTGATGACTGCATGAGAGCGCTCTGCGGCTCGCTGCCAGGAGTCGACACAACGCTGGCCCAGACGGTCGCATAGGTCGCCCAAGTGCGGATCGCCTGCCCGTAGTCATCGAGCGCATCGGTCGCAGCCTGCAAGGATACGCGACGGCGCATGTCTCCTACTACGGTGCTGGCGGGCATCAGCTATACCCTCCATCGGAGTAGAGCCTGAGCACGCTATCGACTGCCAGCGGCACTTCAGATCCAAACGACCCGACTGCTTCTCTGTGCTCGTACCAATGCGCGACGAGCATCATGATGGCGAGGCGCAGGAGCTGCGGTATGCCCGTGCTGGCTGAGCCATACCCTGCGATCCAGTCGATCTCGATTGCGCCACGCTGGAGCGGGTAGGTGACCGGCCAAATGCCGCTCGGTGGCAGCACGAGCAGCGGCGGGTTGTTGTCGAGCAAAACTTCAAAATCATTGGCGGCATACGTCATCGTCTGCTGATTACCATCACCGTCGTAGTATCGGATGCGCGGTGTGATGTATGCGATGCCGGTCACGAGATTAGCCGCAGCCTCGATCGCAGGCGACCTTGGCAGCTCGATGTCGTACGGCCAGTTGTCCATGGTCAGTCGGTATGCGGTGTAGATCAGTGTGCGGCTAGTGTAACGCTCTACCATGTCACGTGCCGCGCTGATCATCGCAGTGATGAGCGTATCATCGTCGCTCAGATCCACGCGCATATGCAGCTTCGCCTCAGCCAGTGTGACTGGCTCAGCGGTACCACGCGCAAGGATCTTGATATTCATCTCTTCTCCACGTTTTTACGACGCTTAGTGTCTGCGATGTCTAAAGGTGGTGGAGCCGGTGCTGCTGGCTCCTGATAGGGCTCGGCGAGCCCAGCGGATACGAGCCGCTGGGCGTCATCGCCAACAATATCCAGAACCTCACCGGGCATGTAGCTCACGAGAGTGCCTACGCAGTGGATGAGTATTTTAACTCTCATGAGCTTGCCCCACATTAGGTTGCTGGTTGAGTGATACGGACGATCGCGGCGGACTGAGCCACCTTGGCGTCAGACCTACGAACTGCCATAAAGCCAGTCTGATAGGCATCAGCATAGCGCTCGTTCATGCGGATGATTTCGATATCACCGGCATCACGGATGTAGTACTTGCTGAAATCGCCGAACAGAACAGTTTTGGCGTTGGCAGCGATCGAGCTGGCCATTGCGTTATTGACGATGACTGGATAGCCAAGGAGCCGCGGTGCGTTGCCGTTCAAGAGGTCCAAGAACAATGGACGGCTCTGTGAGTCGGCCAATTGCAGGATGGTAGACCAGATCGACTGGTGCATCATCCATGCGCCATTTTGCTGGTATCCGTAATCGAGGGCATTACGGCATCCCATGATATTGGCGAGCGTGATGGTCGTCGTGGTCGCGCCAGCAACACCAGCGCTGGAGCCGGTGACTACACCCTGAGGAGCAGTCGTGCCGTTACCAGTTGCGTGGTCGGTCGCCTCTTTGCGGCCAAGACGCTCGCCGAGGAGACCAGCAACTTCGGTCGCAAGATCCAAACCGGAGTCACGTAGGAGCTCATTGCTGAGCAGCACCAGAGACTCGGTGCGGTATGCGCCGAGGATGATCTGACCGAAGGTCATATCGGTAGCGGATGGTGCGGTGTTTTCCGCGCCGATCGCACCCGGGTTGCCCGAGTCGTCGATCGTCGGGAAGGGCAGGCTGTTACCCGACTCGGTGCGGATGACGCGAGCAACATCACGAAGAGGGTTGAAGTATACAATTTTCTTTTCCAGCTCGGCGAGAAATCCCTGCGGGATGGTGTAACCACCGGCACTGGAGCTGGTCGAGTTGGCGCGAGTCAACACGATGCGGTTGGAGCCCAGGTTGAGCCCTGAGCGCTGAGCTGCTGAGCGGTGCTCAGGGCGAGCATCGTTGCCCAAGAACCAGCCGCAAAGAGCTGTTTCCCGGTCCCGATTGGCGCGCTTGTCGTCAAGGTCGCGGGTGAACATTGGCACGCCCACTGGTGCTGGGCGAGTGCGGCGTGAACTCGCGCTGAGCACATCGTTGAGACGTGCGCGAGCTGCCTGCTGCTGAGTTGCTGGATCTGCTGCTGGCGCTTCTGCTGGTGCCTCTTCGCCGGAAACCTCTTCGGCCATTGCTAGCTCGATAGCCGCGATGCGAGCATCGTGGTCTGCGATGAGAGCAACGATTTCATCCACCTTTGCAGTCTCTTCAGGCGTCCACTCACGGGTCGCTGCCGACTCGTGGTAGCCCTTGGCCTGCTCTACTAGACGTGCTCGCTCTGCGAGCAGGTCGCGACGTGATACGCTCATGCAATCCTCCCTGCGCAGCCGAGCTGCGACATAAGTAATCTTCGGCCTCTCAAATGTACGCTCAGTCTTAATTGACTGGCGCTCCACTGATCACGCGACCGTATCGCGACCGTGGTGTCCGGGTAGGCGGGAATGGTGACAACGGAGACCTCGATGAGCTCGACATCTGTCACAGTCCGCACTCGTACTGTTTCCTCGATTGTCCACTCGTCAGCTTTGACGATAAATCCAAACGACATCTGGTTGACATCGCCGCGCTGAATGAGTGCTAGCAGATCCTTGGCATAGCTGGTGTCTGGCGGATAGATCTCAACGCCAAGGCCATTTTTGTCGGTGCTCAGTTTGAGCGTGCCCGCGGATCTGCGACCTAACACGAGCGATGAGTCGTGATTGACCAGAGCTCGCACATCCGCGGACTTATCCTCAAGCGTGCGAGTAAATGCCTGCGGTGCTATGCGCTCGCGGAAACCGCCTAGATCTTCGCTGAGCGGCCCGTAGACGCTCGCATAGCCCATCAGTCGGCCAGCATCAGATGAGACGGTAGAGAGTAATCTACGCTCCATTGTCGTCCTCCCTATCCATCTGGCCTGCTATTTTGTTCGCCCATGTTCGCCCGGCATCTCCGCCCCATAGCGCCCAGGCAATGCGGCCAGCGCTCGGGAAACCGTCTTGACCGGGCGACCAGCCCTCGCCCTCTGAATCAACGGCATGGCGGGCAAAATAACTCACCATCCGTCCGATTGTGTCGGGGCTGATGTTGCTGCCATTGCTGAGGTCTCTGGCTCGAGCAACGCCCACCTCAGTGCCACCGCGACCATATTCGGCTCGCCACGCTAGACCTCGAGCGGCTTCCTCGCGCACTCCGGCAGGTGGCGAAAAATCAATATTGTCGTATTTTGCTCGACGCTCAGTTGGCATCGATCGCTCAGTCTCTGTTTTGCGCAATGGCAGAATCGGTCGCCATTTGATGCGCCAACCATGGCGTCCACCTGGGCGGCTCGGTGGCACAAGCTCACGCTCACGCTCGATACCGCAGACACGGCAGCGATTGGTCGAGCCATGCTCGCAGCTCGGGATCTGGTGCTCGGTCATGGCGAGAGCCAGAGCGATCACGGCATCGCTGGCATATGCCTCAAGGTCGTTGGTCTCTGCTGGTGCCGGTGGTGCTGCTGGCAGCGCTGTAGGATCGACGACGACTGGCGCAACAGTAGGATCAGCAGGCGGTGCCTGAGCTCCACCCATCGACGATACGGGTTGCATGTTGAGCGGCTGGAGAAATACATCTCCACCCTCGATAGGGTCGAGCTGCTCGAGCGCTCTGATCTCATTGACGGAGAGCCAGCCCCAGTTGCGGCCAATGGCGTAGGCGCTGTATCGAGCAGCGAGGTCAGTACGCAGCAACCCCTCGACGCGATGCTCGACGTAGTAGCTGCTGCTGATCGGCAGGAGCAGTTTGTTGCGAACCTCTTGCTCGATACGGACTAGCCAAGGGCGCAATGTTTCGCTCAGGAACGCTTGGTTTTCTTGCTCGAGCGAGCTGTAGGTCGAGCCGCCAGTTGCTCGCAGTTTCGATACTGGAATGTTGAACCAGCGGGCAATCTCCTCGAGCTGAAAGCGTCTCGTCTCGAGGAACTGCGCATCGTCAGGCGGTATCGCAGTCGTGGTCCATTTCATGCCCTCCTCGAGGATTGCTACTCGTGAGGCATTATCGATGCCGGAGTGCAGTCGTTCCCAATCACCGCGCAGGCGACCGCGGGCATCGTCGCTGAGCCTGCCGGGATGCTCTAGCACGCCGGATGGTCGAGCGCCACGGCCAAAAAATGATGAGCCAAACGACTCAGCAGCGATGCCTAGCCCGATCGAGTCTCGAGCCAGCGAGACAACGCTGGCACCAACGTAGCCGTCACCGCCTGGGCCGCGTAGATGCAGTACGTCAGATGCTGGTATGTAGGTCGGGCGAGCGTGGTCCGAGCGATAGATATATTGTAGGTCGCCGTTTTCGGATCGCCCGACTTTCATATTCTCCGCTCGCAGCAGCCATAGGCGCGTTGGGCGGCCGATCGTGTCTCGCTCGATCTCGCAGTAGCCATTGCCCCACGTGAGAGCCTGCGCAAGCCATTGCTCGCGCAGTTGCATCGAGGTCATTTCTTCGTTGGGGGCAAAGCGCAGGAGGTCGGCCACCATCATGTCATCAGCGATAATCCGCCCATTTGCAGTCTGCTGATATACGTGAAACGGCAGGCTAGAGATGGTCTCGGAGATAATGCGGACGGCTTGCCAGAACGGCGCATAGCTGAGCGCTGATGTCTCTGATACTTGCACACCAGCGCTGCTAACTGCGCCACCGTAGAACGCTGTGAGCGCAGGATCTCGCAGGCTTGGGCGATTGCCCATGCGCAGCGTGAATATGCTCTTGATGCGATCGATGATCGTCATATGAGAGTCATCCCCCGCGACTCGTACACCGATGGGGCACCTCGCCCAATCGCTCCGCCTGCCTCACCAACTCGAGATCGTGCGACTGCCATGATGCTCGCCACCAAGGCGTCGATCTTTTCTGAGCTCTTGGCCTTGCTCGGTTTGATGTTTCCGGCGGCGTCTGACTCTATCGAACAGTTGCCCAGACACCACCGCAATACCGGATTGCCGTCATGCCTCAATTTTCTCGCCATGACTAATGTCTCAAAATCTTTAGCGGCTGGGCTCATGCTTGCATAACCCTGCCCAAACGACACGATATTGAGGCCATCGCTCTGCATCTGCTGAGCCAGTTGGCTAGCGTTCCAACGGTCAATTGCGATATCGACGACTCGATACTGTGCACATAATTGCTTGATCCGCGTGTAGACATCCTCGTACTCGATCACATCGCCATCGGTGACGTTGATGTGCCCGCTCGCATGCCATTGGTCGTAGCGCATGCGATTGGTGCGCTCACGTTGTTTGAGAGCGCCACGAGGTGCCCAACATGTCGGCTCAATCCAGATCGTGCCATCGTCGAGAGGAAACGCCAGGACAAACGCCGAGAGGTCCATGGTGCTGCTCAGGTCGAGCGCACCATAACACAATCGGCCATCGAGATCAGGTCGAGGGCTGCGGCATGCGTCCCATGTCTCGGGTGCGATCCATCGTGTGATTGTGTCGGTCCACTCGCAGAGATGGAGACGGCGAAATGCTAGCTCGCGGGCAGGTGATTGGGCGGCGTCCATGGCGGCTTGGTGCATGTAGTCGGGCAGCACGGATACGCCATATCCGGGGTTTGCTGCTCGCCATGTTGACTCATCTCGCCACGATGCCCCGTCTGGCGCTCGATACAGAACGGGCAGGAAACTGTGATCGACCAGCGAGCCATCAGCGACCGACCGGGCATGCTGGTGCATCTCGTAGCAGAGTGAGTTGCGATCGTGCCCTGCGGTCGTGATCGCCACGGTGAGCGGCTGCCTGCGCGATCCTACGCTCGTCGTGAGCACATCCCAGAGCTCTCTATTGGGCTGAGCGTGGAGCTCGTCAAATATGATGCCTGAACAGTTGAACCCGTGCTTAGTATGAGCATCTGCGCTGATTGCTCGATATCTGCTACCGTTCTTGGTTACGATCTCTTTGCGCAGCACAGTGCATCGTGATGCGAGCATCGGGCTAGCCTGCACCATGCTGCTGGCAATATCGAACACGATAGATGCCTGCTCACGGTCAGCGGCAGCGCTGACGATCTCCGCGCCCTTTTCGCCATCTGCCATGAGCAAGTAGAGCGCTATGCCTGCGCACAATGTGCTCTTGCCGTTTTTTCGCGGTATCTCGATGTAGCTGGTGCGGTATTGGCGCAGGCCATCAGGACGGAGAGTGCCGAACAATGGCTCGATGATGTCTCGATACTGCCAGTCGGCCAGCATGAGCGGACGACCTGCGTCCGCTCCTTTGACGTGAGTCAAGCAGGTGCGGAAAAACAGCTCGACGTTGCGCGCGGCTAGCTGCCCAGGAGTTTGAGGATTGGATTGTCGTCGGGCACGCTTGCTGCCGTCACCTGCTGCTCGGCGGGCAGGCGTGTGCTCGATCGTGTCCGCGGCATCAGGTTGAGGCTGATCAGCATCGACTGGATTCGCGACTCGCTGCGCCCGAGCTCTGCGTACGCCGGGTGTAGCGCTGGCCCGTTTTCGCGGTCGATCATTGGACTCGGTAGCTGATCGATCAGGTCGCGCAGGATCTGCGCTCTCGCCAGCATTTTTGCCGCCATCGTCACCGCTGCGAGATCTGATGCCCCGCCCGTTCCCACGTGCGCCATCGCCTCGACTAGCCATTTGTATTGCACCATTTCTAATTTAGACAAACCGAGTGGCTTATCTGGTAGCGGCCCACCTGCTCGTAGCCACGAGGTGCGATCGACTGGCTTGCGGCCACGCTTGGCCATTGTGATATCT